GCCGGGCATCGCGATGCTTGTCATGCCCTCGCTCGACATGGTGCGCCGGAACACGACCGTCCGGATCGATCCGTTGATCGAGGCGACGCCCGCACTGCGCGAACTGGTCACTGCGCCCCGCTCCCGCGACGCGGGCAACAGCCTGTTCCGCAAGTCGTTCCCCGGTGGCCAGCTGGTGATGACCGGCGCGAACAGCGCCGTTGGTCTGCGATCTACGCCCGTCCGCTACCTGTTCCTCGACGAGGTGGACGGGTACCCCAGCGATGCCGACGGCGAGGGCGATCCGGTCGATCTGGCGATCCAGCGCACCGCCACCTTCCGTGGACGCCGCAAGATCTACATGGTGTCCACGCCCACACTGAAGGGCCATTCCCGCATCGAGGCCGCCTTCGAGCACAGCGACCGGCGGTTCTACCACGTCCCTTGCCTGCATTGCGGCGACATGGCAGCGATCACCTGGGCGCGCATCCGCTGGCCCGAAGGGCGGCGTGACGAGGCGTATCTCGTCTGCGACGCCTGCGGCGGCGTGCACCAAGAGCACGACAAGCCCCGCCTGCTGGCGGCGGGCGAATGGCACGCGACCACCAAGGGCGACGGGCGCACCGCTGGCTTCCACCTCTCTGCGCTCTATTCGCCGTGGGAGACATGGGCCGAAATCGCCGCCGAGCATGGCCGCGTCCGCAAGGATCCGCCCCGCCTGCAGGTCTGGGTCAACACCAAGCTGGGCGAGTCCTGGGAGGACCAGGCGGGCGACACAGTCCCGGCCGACCCGCTGATGGCGCGGCGCGAAGACTGGGGCGAGGCGCTGCCCGCGTCTGTCGCCGTGCTAACCGCGGGAGTGGACGTGCAGGGCGACCGGATCGAGGTGCAGATCCTCGGCTGGGGCCCGGACGAGGAGGCGTGGGTGATCGACTACCGCGTGCTATGGGGCGATCCAAGCGGCCCGCGCCTCTGGTCCGATCTCGACATGGTGCTGCAGGCGACCTTCACGCATCCCAGCGGCTTCGATCTGCCCGTGCGCGCCGTCGCCATCGACACTGGCGGCCATCACACCAAGATGGCCTACGAATTCTGCCGCACCCGCCTCGCCCGCCGCATCTGGGCAATCAAGGGCCGTGGCGGGCCCGGCATTCCCGTCTGGCCGCGCCGCCCGACGCGAACCAACAAGGGCAAGATCCCGCTTTTTATAGTCGGCGTAGACGCGGTGAAGGATGCCGTCTACGCCCGCCTGCGCCTAACCGAGCCCGGCCCCGGCGCGATCCACTTCCCCCGCCGCCTCGATGCCGAGTACTTTCGCCAGCTGACCGCCGAGCGCGTCGTCACTCGCTTCGAGCGCGGTCGCCCCATCCGCTCCTGGCAGCCCAAGCGCGACGGCGAACGCAACGAGGCCCTCGACACCTTTGTCTACGCCCACGCCGCGCTGCACGGCCTGATCAGCATGGGGCTCAGGCTCAACGAGGAGGTGGAGGGGGTGTCGGCGCCTAGCGGGGCAAGAGCAAGGATCGTCCGTTCAACTTGGATATCGCGATATTGACGACTGCTAGTTCTCAGAAAACGAAGCCAAATGCGGCCCCGAGACCATCAAGGCCTTGTGTGGAAAGGCGTCTTCGGAGATGCTCCGCCCATGCGGGTGGACATCAAAGACCTTGAAGCGCTGAAGTTGAAGCTAAGCCGGACTGACGGAAAGCCGGTCAGTTTCCTCGTCGGTGCGCCGTTTTCCTGGGACGGCGGGCACGGCGTGCCGAACGTTGAAGGCTTCATCGACATCATCAGAGACCGCGTGATCCAAAGCGGGGCTCAGTTTCTCGACGCGCTGGATACTGCGTTGGAAAAGGCCAGTGGGCCAGAACGCTATCAGACTGCCATGGCCTTCGTTTATGACCAGCTGGACGCGGACGCGGCCGCAGACGTCGTCCGGACGGCAGTACTACGGGCCCGCAAGGCAACCGCTCCGGACGTGGATCCACAAATAGACTTTGATGGCCTATCGGACGATTGGCACATTACGGGTGCGCAGCGCGGTCTTGCGCACCTCATGAAGCTGAGCCCCGAGCGTTTTCCGGGCCCGACCTTTACCACGAACTTCGACCCGTTGATCTCTTTGGCCCTGAGCGAGCGCGGGTTCCGCCCGCGGCCGACCGGGATCCCCCTCGACGGCTCGATCAATGCGCCGGTTCAGACGGTGCAGGACGAAATCAACGTCTTCCATCTGCATGGCTACTGGCGAGACTCGCCAACGCTGCATCGACCTCAACAGCTGATGGGAAAACGTCCTCTCCTCCAGAACTCATTGGAGCATCGACTCAACAATACTCACCTCTTGGTAATGGCCTACAGCGGCTGGGACGACATCTTCACGACGGCTATCGCGAATTGTCTCAGTTCGGACACTTTCAAGGGAACCGTCACGTGGTGTTTCTACGGCGACACTCCGGCGCTAATTCGTGAGGAGAACGAGGCTCTTTTCGGCAAGTTCAAATCGGGCATCGAGCAGGGCCGGATTTCCTTCTTCTGCGGGGTTAATTGCCATACGTTCTTTGATGATCTGATCGGCTATCTCGGGCTGACCCCGAATGAACGTGACGCCATTGATCAGTCACCGCTTGCCGGGTGGAACCTCGTCACCAGAGAGTACCTAGCCGCGCAACCCCCGCTCTCGGGCGACCAAGCGGTGCGCTATTTCGACGGTGCCATTCCGACCTGGCGACACGCCACGAGCCCGCTCATCCCGCGTCTCAGCCATGCCCAGAAGCTGCTCGACCGCATAGGCTCGCCCTCAGCGGGAGCCAGCCGAATGCAGTTGATCCGGGCGGCGGGCGGTGAGGGCAAGTCGACAGCACTTCTGCAGGCCGCAGTGGATGCGTTAGAAGGCGGCGACTGGACTGTGCTGCACCGGTCGTCCGTCGATGCTGGCCTGAACCCGGACGTCGTGGCGTCACTCGACCCGGACCGGAACTGGCTTCTCGTTGCAGACGATGCCGAGAGCCTTGTCGACGATCTCTGGAGCGCCGCGGTCAAGCTCCACGAGGCCGGGCGGCAAAACGTCTACTTCCTGCTCGCAGCAAGGGATACCGACTGGCATTGGGTCAATGGTGACGGCCATGCCTGGTCGACCCGGCTCGATCGGCTTGAGGACACCGTCCTGGGCGGAATCGAGGAACCGGATGCCGCTCTGGTGATCGATGCCTGGGCGGAACAGGGTGATGCTGGCCTGCGAGGCCTGGTGTCCTCCAAGACACGGGAAGAACGCATCGCGCGCCTCGTCGCGGCCACGAAGGCTCAGGATGTCCGTGGAGGCGACGGATCGTTTTTCGGCGGCTTGCTGGACACGCGCTTCTCGTCGAAAGCACTCGTCGATCATCTCGTCCAGTTGATGGAGCCATTGCGACATCAGCCGGTCGAGGGCGGCAGCGGCACGCTATACGACGCGCTGCTCTTCATTGCCAACTGCCACGCTGCCGGGATGCCGGGACTTGACCGGAGGGTGCTCGCGTCACTCTGCGACCTGAATGCGCATAGCGTTTCAGCAGCCGTTATCTCGCGCTTGGGTCGTGAACTTGGCGCTGCCGAGAGCCGCGGGCACGTGCTCACCCGACACAAGCGCGTAGCACGGGCTGTCGTCGAGGCGGGAGCGTCGAAATTCGGTACTGATCTCTCAAACACTTGGCGCAGCCTTGTAACCGCCACAATAGAGCTTTCACGAAAGGAAAGGGTTGGTGAGAGCTTCGGCCCTATGGTCCATGCCGGCGCACGCCTCAAGCGCCAGCTTCCGGAAGCGTTGGATGAGGACCTACGCGGCGACGTCGGGATCGCAGCAGCGGAAGCCGCCGTCGAGGCGATGCCCGAATGGTCAAGTACGGTTATCGACCTGGCGCGTGCCCTACGCTTTGCACACTTTTCAGATGAGGCCTACGACTTACTGCAGAAGCGTTTGCCGAACCTGAAAGGCACTGTCGACCTGAAGCAAAATATCCGTGCTTACTTCTACGAGTGGAGCACCTGCGCAGGGAACCTCAACACTCGCCAAGGCTCGATCAAAAACGCTTGGCTGGCGACCTATTCGATCTCTGATAGCTTGCCATCTGATCTTGAGATTAAGCAAGCAGAACTCTCATTGTCCGGCCTCGGGGTCGCGTTCGGGAACCTCGTAGGAGGAGTAGCCGACAGTCCTTTCGCAATGGGTCGTCGAGCTGCGACTGAACTTGGCTGGAAGACGCAGCCAAATCAGCGCGGTGTCTTCTATTTCGAGCGGCACGAAAGCGAGCTTGATGCCCTTGGAACGCCGAAACCCACGGACAACGACGAAGCACTAGCATGGCTCGCCGCCGCAGCCCACGCCACTTGGCAAGAGCTTGAGGATCCGTTCCTCCGAAACAAGCTAAAGAACGATGGACGGCTCTCTTTCTCCAAGCTACGGAAACTCCTCGACCGGGGTCGATAGCCTCACCCTTGTCAGCGCCGATAATCGACACGATGGCTATTCCCAAACATTCCCAATAGCTTGAGGGGCCGTTTCGTGCGATTCTCCGGCTCATGCGGACATTCCTCCATCGCCTTCTCGGCCTCGCGCACGCTCGCGGCTTCGACGCTGCGGGTGGTGGTCGCCGCTGGGAGGGAGCGCGGACGGTCGACGGGCTGAACGGGGCTATACTGGCGGGCGCGACCACGGCGTCACGGCGGGCCGGGTGGTATTCGCGGAACAACCCGTGGGTCGCGGCGGCGGTGGACAGTCTGGTCGGCAATGTCGTCGGCGCGGGGATCAAACCGCAATCTACGCATCCAGAACGCGCCGTGCGCGAGCGGCTGCAGGCGCTCTGGCTGCGCTGGACTGATCACGCCGCCCCGGACGGGCTGGCGGATTTCTACGGGCTGCAAGCGATGGCCGTGCGCGCGATGGTCGAGAGCGGCGAGAGCTTCGCCCGGCTGCGCGTGCCGTCTGACACGAACACCATCCCTCTCCATCTTGAGCTTTTGGATCCCGAGCAAGTTCCCATGGACCTGCATCGCGAGATCGGCGGCGGGGCGCGGATCCGTGCGGGCATCGAGTTCGATTCTACCGGTCGTCGTGTCGCCTACCGGGTCTTTCCCTCTCGCCCGGGCGATCCGCTGGGGTCTATCCGCATGGACCCGCTCCGAATTCCCGCTGCCGATTGTCTGCACCTGTTCAAGCCGCTCGCAGCGGGCCAGCTACGCGGCATCACTGGGCTCGCGCCGGTGCTGTTGCGGTTGCACGAGCTCGACCAGTTCGAGGACGCAGCGCTGGTGAAGGCCAAGGTGGCGGCGTTGTTCACCGGCTTCATCACCGATCCCGACGGCACGGCAGGCGGTCTTTCCGGCACCAACACCGGCGGCGCGCTCAACGTAGGGATGGAACCCGGTAGCCTGATCCCGCTGCCGCCCGGCACTGATGTCCGCTTCTCGAACCCCACCGAGAATGAGGCCTATGCGCCCTTCGTGAAGAACCACCTGCGCGCCGTCGCGGCAGGGCTCGGACTGCCCTACGAGCTGGTCTCGGGCGATCTGGAGGGCGTCACCTATTCGTCCATCCGCGCCGGACTGATCGAGTTTCGCCGCCGGGTCGAGCAGCTGCAGCACAACGTGGTGGTGCACCTGTTCTGCCGCCCGGTGTGGGAGCGGTTCGTGCGGCTGGCGGTGCTGAGCGGCGACCTGCCCGCGCGGGACTTCGACCGGAACCCGGAGGCGTATCTCGGCTGCGAATGGCTGCCGCCGAAGTTCGATTACGTCGATCCCAAGAAGGACGTGGAGGCTGAAATCCTTGCCATAAACGCAGGACTCAAGAGCCGTGCCCAGGCGATATCAGAGCGGGGATACGACGCCGAGCAGGTCGATGCCGAGATCGCGGCCGACAAGGGCCGCTCAGACGGGCTGGGCCTCAGCTTCGACCAGACTGTGGCACCGAAACCGAAGGAGAACAGCGATGGCTGACACGCTCGATCTGCTCACCCGACGGACGAGCCTGAAGCCACAGACGATCAACGTTGACGAACGGAACGTTGAAATCGTCTGGTCCACAGGCGCGCCTGTGCGCCGCCGCGACATGGCGGGCCAGTATATGGAGCGGCTCAGCCTCGCGCCAGAGGCGGTAGACCTGTCGCGCCTCGAGGGAGCTTCGGTGCTTGACGCGCATCGTCAGACCGCCGTCCGCGACGTGCTGGGGTCCGTTCGCAACGCCGCCGTCGACGGCCAGCGGGGTACGGCGCTGATCCAGTTCTCGGCCCGGCCCGAGGTGGAGCCCATCTGGCAGGACGTGATGGCGGGCATCCTGCGCCATGTCTCGGTCGGCTACTCGGTCGAGACATGGACCGAGACCACCGAGAACGGCGCACGCGTCCTGACCGCAACGCGGTGGACACCCCAGGAGATTTCGCTGGTACCGACACCCGCCGATCCCGGCGCTTACATTCGAATGGAGACAGAAATGACCGACAAACAGAGCAACGTTCCAGCCGGGAACGATGCTTCGACCCGCAGCAGCACTGTTGCCGGCGACAACACTGCTCATACCCACACGGACATCGTTGCAGCCGACAACGATGTTCAAACCCGCGTATCGCGTAACACCGAGATTCGCTCCATCGCCCGCATTGCCGGGTTGGACCAGTCCTGGATCGACGGCCAGATCGATGCAAACGCCGATCCGGATACCGCCCGCCGTGCGGCCTTTGATGCACTGGCGAACCGCAGCTCGCCCGCGATCCGCAGCGAACAAGTGCGCGTCGAAATGGGCGAAAGCCACGACGACCCTGCCGTGCGCACCCGCCAGATGGCAGAGGCGCTCTACGCCCGGATCAACCCGCGCCACGAGCTGAGCGAGCCTGCCCGGCGTTACGCTTATTCAACGCCCGTGGACATGGCGAAAGAGCTGCTGACACTCCGGGGCGAGTCCATCATGGCGCTGTCGCCCGCAAGCCTCGTGACGCGCGCGCTGCACACCACCTCGGATTTCCCGATCATCCTCGGGGACACGGTTGGCCGGGTGCTGCGCGACGCCTACCAGACCACGCCCTCGGGCATCCGCCGCCTCGGCCGCCAGACGACCGCCCGCGATTTCCGCGCGGTGAACAAGATCATGCTGGGCGAAGCGCCGCTGCTGGAGAAGCTCAACGAGCACGGAGAGATCAAGGCCGGGACGATGGCCGAGGCCCGCGAGGCCTACAAGGTCGAGACTTGGGCGCGAAAGATCGGCATCACCCGGCAGGTGCTGGTCAACGACGACCTCGGGGCATTTTCCGACCTCGCCCGCCGCATGGGCCAGGCCGCAGCCGAAACCGAGGCGCGCATCCTCGTCACGCTGCTCGAAGCGGGCAGCGGTAACGGCCCAAGCATGTCGGACGGCAAGACGCTGTTCCATACCGATCACGGTAACAAAGCGGGCACGGGCGCGGCGATCTCGGACGCCACGCTGTCGGCGGCGCGGCTGGCGCTCAGAACGCAAAAGGGAATCGAGGATCGCACGATCCGCGTGACCCCCCGCAACCTGCTGGTCCCGCCTGCGCTGGAGACGACCGCCGAGAAATGGCTGGCCAGCATCGCGCCCGCGACGGCGGCTGACGTGAACCCCTTCTCGGGCTCGCTGTCGCTGGTGGTCGAGCCGCGACTGTCCAGCGCCACACGTTGGTATGTCACCGCCGATCCCGGCGAGATCGACGGGCTCGAATTTGCCTATCTCTCGGGCGCGGAAGGCCCGCAGGTCGAGAGCCGCTCGGGCTGGGACGTGGATGGCGTGGAGATCCGGGTGATCCTCGATTTCGGAGCAGGCTTCATCGACCATCGCGGCTGGTTCGCAAACGCCGGGGCGTGACATGGCCGATCTCGCCCAGCTTACCGCCTGGCGGGACGCCCTGATGGCCGCGCGCTATCAGGGCGTCCGCACCGTCGAATACGACGGCAAGCGCATCACCTACGCAAGCGACGGCGAAATGGCCGCCGCGCTTGCAGACCTCAATCGGCAGATCACAGGGGCGACCGACCGCATCTCGGTCGTCCACATCCAATCCTCGAAGGGGCTCTGAACCATGAAGACCTACATCCAGAACGGCCACTTCATCACCGTCACCACGCCCGCAGGCGGCATCGCCGCGGGCGACGGGCTGATCGTCGGCAGCATCTTCGGCATCGCCGCCTACTCCTCGACCGAGGGTGACACGCTCGAACTGGCGACGAAGGGCGTCTATAAGCTTCCCAAAGCAACCTCTGCCGTGCTGACGGTCGGCGCGCGCGTGGCGTGGGACAACACGGCGAAGGAGGTGAACACCCCGGGCGCTGGGCGCTTCCCTATCGGCATCGCGACCGAAGCCGCAGGGAACGGCATCACGAGTGTCGCAGTGCGTTTGGACGGCGTGGCGACGGCGGCGGCGTGATCCCGCGGGTAAATCGCGTTGAGCTCGCCAACGCGTTTGCCGCGAGGGATATTATAGCCTCGAACACCCCTGTGCTGGCGCATCCCCGCCATGCGGCTTTGGGGAACAGGGTGTTTACAACTGCAACACCCTCGACTTCCTCAATCGGCGTGCTCGCCCTCCCGGAATGCCATGTCGGTGATTTCGCGGAGGCGGGCGCGGTAGTGTTCCAGCGTCCCGACATGGCCCCAGTCCACATCATCGGGACTGCACTCGAAGTGGTCCGCGCTGAGGACGACGAGGCGTTCGAGCATGGCGTCGATCTCGGCCTTGCGGGCCAAGAAGGCGGTGAGCGCGGCATCGTTGGTCTTGGCCATGGGGCGGTCTCCGACTTGGTACTCGGGATCATGACGGCCCTGATCGGCACAAATGGCAAGCGCCATCTGTCGAGAACGTCCGCGGAACATCAGCCCGGTCCCGTGTCGCATCCGTGTTGCACGGAGGAATCGGGGATGGCCGTAAGCGTTTGGAATCTCTGGGCAACGTGCTGCACGGGCTTGCAACACGACGCGACACGCAAAGCCGCCCGGTGGGCGGCCTAAGTATTTGATATATCGTACGAAAAGCTGGTTGCGGGAGTAGGATTTGAACCTACGACCTTCAGGTTATGAGCCCACAGACCCGGATTTTCACTTA